TTATTTAAGATAGAGGTAAACATTATCTGTTTACCAATTCCACCATGAACTATATGAAGATCCATATAAATAAAATTATTTCTTTAACTCTGTATCTTTCTTAGCAAATAAAGAACCAACATGACCTTTAAAAGCTCGATTACCAAAGTGAGTTAAAGGCATCCCTATATCAGCCCATATATCTCCACCACATTCTAACCATAATCTGGAAAAGTAATAGTCTTCGGATAAGTATCTTTTTACTCCTGGCTTTGTTTCATAAATACCTGCACAGAATAAATCATAGCAATTATCCGAACTAAAGTGATTCCCATTAATAATTTGATCAGATTGATATTTACGTTCTGGAAACTTTTTCATCATGGTGCGAAAGACTTCTCTTTTAACGAGCATCATTCCTGTTGCTGCTTCTTGTACCTTACAAAAACCACTATCTACAGTAACATTATTGGGATCATCAAAATTAAGATTATATCCTAATGTCTTAACTTCTAATTCTTCAGGAGTGATATTTGGATTTGCTTTTACTAATTCAGGTATCTTTTCAAAGTGGATATGTTTTCTTGGGTAAATACCACACACCACATCCTTATCAAAACAAAGCATGCGTTCTATGTTTTGAGATTGAAAGCCAATATCAGAATCAATAAATAATAAATGTGTAGCAACATAATCCTTAGCATCCATCATCATGGAAACCATTGTATTTCTTGCTCTAGTAATGAGACTTTCATTACCCATGGATTGCATCCGTAATCCTACACCACGAGCCATGGACCATTGTTGTAGTTGTAATAAACCATGCATGGTATTCTCGGTTAACATTCCTCCATACATTGGCATGCCTAAGAATATTTTGAAATTCTTATCTTTCAGTTCTTCTGGTTTAATCATTATTATTCCTTTCATATATTGTGTCGCCAATCACTAAATAATCAGCTTGTGAATTTTTGAACATATCTAATGCTATCTCTTTTCTTCCTACTATTGGACTTCCTGGTAAATTCAAGGAAGTATTTAATAGGATAGGGTATCCTGTTAATTTTTCAAATTCTTCTAGTAATTCATGAAAAGAAAATTGAATAGGATTCACAGTTTGAATACGACAAGTACCATCAGCGTGAGTAATTGCTTTAAATTTCACAGGGTCTTTTACCTTAGCTTGATATAACATATAAGGACTTTCCCAGGGTAAATCAAAATAGTCTTGATACTTATTGAGCATTACACTAGCAGCGTACGGTCGATACCATTCTCTTTTTTTAACTCTATTATTTACTTGTTCTTTTGCATCGGATATTCCGGGATCCATTAACACAGAACGATTACCCAAGGCTCTTGGTCCTATCTCTCCATTACCTTGACACCATAAAACAATTTTACCTTGAGCTAAATACTCAGCCACTTTTTTTATTGTAGGTAGAGTTGCATATCCCATATTTTCATCTTCTTGACAAAAAGGATAATCTTTTAATTCTACTTTTTTGTTTAATCCGTATGTATCTAAAAGATATTGTAAACATCCAATAGAAAGTCCATCATCTTGATTATGAGCATTTATTTGAAGATTGGGAAATTGTTCTTTTAATGCATTATTAATTATTAAATTTTGAGCAACTCCTCCTGAAAAAGAAAAAGAATCATTACTTTTAATTGTGAAATGTAATAGTTGTTTTATTTCTTGAATCACTTTAATTGTTATATTTTTGATAAAAGAACCTTGTATTTTAAAGGGATCTTTTTCATCAGTAAAATAATGACATATAGCGTTAAAATTTTCAAGATTTCTCCAGTTTTCAGAATCTTTTAAAGTTAAGTTTTTATAAAATTCTTGAAATTTAGGTAAATATTCTCCATACGCTTCCCAAGCCATGACCTTACCTGGTATATCAGCAGCCTTTGGATTAAAGTTGTGAAAACTATCTGTAATGTAGCTTCGATTTTCGTACCCACTATCATAATAGCTATCTCTATACATAAGACCTAAGCTGAAATGAGTTTTGTTGTGATAAGATATTTTTCTGTTAAAATCGGAATATATACTTAAACACTCATTATCTGTTCCCTCCCCATCATAAACTAAACCTGAAGGTGTACCTTGAGATAATAAATGTGCAAGATGATGAGAAATTTTGTGTTCTTCTAATTTTGGATTATTAATAAACTTGCTATCTTTTACTAGCAAAAAAAATTGATCATATTCATGGATTGTACTACAAACTGCTTTAACATCTTTTGAATCAAACCCAAGCCATTTAATATATGCAACCCACTCAATAAAATTATTAGCAGCGTAGTGCTTTATATTATTCATTCTTTCAAATTTTATATAATAAAATCTGTCTTGATATGAATCGTAAACACACATGCTAGCATCATGAGCTAAGCAATGAAGACCAACGTATAATCTACTCATTTGTTCATTACAAGGATAGGTTAAACGATATTACAATCTTTCTACCAGCAGTCTGATATTCATTTCCGTGAACGAAATCGCTTTTAAAAAGCAAAAGAGAATTCGGAATACAATCGTATTTAACAAGAGAAAAATTAAGTGGGTTTTCATTAAGAGGTTCTGCTAACATATTAGTTATCTCATTAAAAAATGTAATTTTTGCGTTGGGAGGAGCCATTAAATAAAACGCACCACTAAATAGGCTTCCAGCATGTACGTGAGGAGCTAGATAACTACCTTCGTTTGATTCGTTCGCCCACATGTTATTAAAATGCATAGTTTCTCTCTGCTTCTCAGTATATCCTAGTGCTTCCGCAAACCCATTAACTGCCTCTAATATTTTTTCTTTAAAAAAATCAAATTCAGGTAAGTTTATAAAATTATTGGTTTGATGTGTGGAATTAACCTGAAGCATACCAGTTTTTTTAGTCCCTAGTGTTAATTGTTTTTCTGTTTGTTCAATGAGGTTGTTTAGCTCACTATTAGATAAAAAGTTCATAGAACTAAAAATAGATTTAGGAAACCAAGTTTCAATCTTGGCATTTCTTGTATTATTTTCCATGTTAATTTTGTTTATGAATAAAATCAAACCACCCTGTAATAATATATTTTTCTTGATCAGAAGATATTACTCCTCTATGAAAATGTGTCCATCCAGCAGGCCAAATTAAAGTCAATCCTTTTTCAGCATTAACTTTTAAATTTTGATGTAAAAATTCAGTTCCTCCATTTTCAAGATCATTTAAATAAGTCATAAATACAAGATGTCTTACAATACTCGAACTATTTCCAACATTTTCTGTATGCCAATTCTTAAACCCACCGTTTTTGGGATAATACTGGATGTTATATTCTCTTACCTTATAGCCCGCAACCTCATTACTTTTTGGATATTTTTCAATATATTTATCCAAGACTAATTGTAAATTTTTTATGTATCTATTTGTTGCATGACTAGTACAAGTTTCTTTAAAACCAGCATCTAAACTTTCTTTTATTGTATTTTCTACTACTAAATCATTATTTTCATTACCTACTGTGCCTTTCTCTAAGTGATCCCATTTTTTAAGAAAATGAAAATAGTCTACTAACTCATCACATATATCATGAGGCAAAAACCAACCGCCCATAAAGGTAGAGTTTTCAAAATATTTTTCTTTCATTAAACTTTAAAATAGCTAGGTAGTCCTAAAAGAGGTCTTCCATCGTTTAAATTAGAAGTACCAAACCTTCCATTCTTATCGTTATAGTGTAAAAAAACTTGACAACAATCATTTCCTTCAAAGGGTGGTCTCCAATGTTCTACTAGAGTACCTTTATATATAAGCATATCGCCAGGATTTAAATTTACTTGTTCTCCAGGTTTTCCTTGTTCCCCAGAAGGCTCTAAAAAAATTGGCCATTGGTCTCCGCCAAGATTTAGGGTTGTTGATATTTCACAAGAAGGTCTATCTTTATGTCTTTTTAATTCATCACCTTTTTTATAAATTCGTGCATAACTGTAACAAGGAACTAAATCTAATTCTGTTATTTTACACATTATAGGTAAAATTTTTACAAGTAATGTTTCCATAGCAAGATCGCCATAATGAGAATAGGTATTTGGAATTTGAGTATCTTCCCAAGATCCCCAACTGTCGTCAAAAGGTGATATATACTTAGTCTCACGAAGATGATTTGCTACTGTTCTTTTATTTAAAAAGTAAGAACAAACAAAACTAGCTACCTCTGGGCTAATTACTTTTCTAGCAATTACGTGATTATGTTGATGAAATAAGTTGTTATTCATATTTTCTCCTATTTAAATGGTTTACCACATGTCCATACAACTAAAGAATATCTTGTTCCTTCCGTTACAGGACTGACACGATGCCAGACAAAAGAAGGAAAAACTGTAATTGATCCTTTTTTTCTAGCATTTTTTTCTGTTATAATATTAGAGCTACCATCGGTGGGATTTCTAAGGTTAAACTCTAAGTCACCTCCTTGATATTCATCACCATCCACTAAAGAAACAGTAACTGATAGTTTTCTTACTAAACCATGTAATATAGTATCTGGTTTGTTATAGGGAGTATGATAAGAGTCTTGATGCCAAGTGTAATGTTCTGTTTTTCCATATCTTGTGTATTGAGCTGCTTCATTACAAGAAATGTCAAAATTCCAATTAGCTTGTTTATTTGCCTCTTCAACAAAAGGAAGTATGTTTCTAAGTACCCAATAATCGTCTAACCAAGCAATTTTTGATTTTCTAACTTTGTAAAATTCTTGTTTTTCTTTTTCTGAAAGATATTCAAAATCTTTTGGCGTATCTCCTGTTTTTGCAATTTCTAAAGTTTGTTGATTACCAAAATCAACTATATCTTTACAAAGTTTAGGAGAAAGAACCTCAGGAAAATAAAAATAAGAATGCTCTAGATTCATTTCTATCCTAATAATATCAGATAATTTGAAATCTAAAAGATAAATTTATAGTTTCTTCTTTATTTAAATTTTTATTAAAACTGTGCATTAGATCAGAATTAAAACCAATAATAGTTTTTTCTTGATAATATTGCCTATGTTTTACGTGTTTTTTTCTTCCTCCTTCATAATCAAACTCTATGTATTTGGGATGTTTATAGCCACAAGAAACATTTAATATGAAAGAAAAATCAGGAGACCCATCTATATTATATAAATCTATATGTTGATGAGTATTTATTTGTTCATTTTTTTTCATCCAAAGAAAACAAGTGTTTGTAGGAACTAAAGTTCTGAGTGTTTTTTGTTTAAAGAAATCTATTATATAATCTCTTATCCAAATAATGTCGATGGTGTCAGGTATGTGATAATAATTAAAAAAAGGAGAAAAGTCCGTATCTGATTTTTTAAATTTTTTATTATAATATTTTTTTATTTCTTTTTTTAAACGATCAAAATCAATAGGTAAATCTTTAGGAATTCTACTTATATAAATAGACTGTTTTGTAAGTTCTTTCTCAAAAAACATTTAATTTAAGTTTGTACCCAACTTAATGTATTTACATCCCAATTAAAAAAATTTTGTGGTGTTTCTACGTCTTCTGCTTTCCAATTCAAAGAAGGTTCATCCCAGTACATAAGATAGGGTCTTTCTTCACCTTCTACAGTATAGTTCTCAATAGTAGGGCGAGTAACAGGAGGATCCCAAGTCCAAGTAGTCTCATTGAGTATCCAACTATTAAAAAGTTTCTTAGGCATAAAAGCATCTTTTTCTGGAATATATGTTCCTCCTATAACTGCATAATTCTTTCTGAAAGATTTTGATTGATCAGGACCTATTTCACCATCAATAGTATAGTAAATACCCTCTCTTGTGTTATAAGAAGTCTGTTTCCAGTAAGGCCATCCGTGAACACTTACTAAAAAATCAATTCCATTTTGTTCTATTTCATTTCCGTTATCGTCTTGTAAAACACTATTGTCTACAACCTCTACCTGAAGCACTTCATTATTTTGTGATAATTTTGCAAAATGAGCCATATTATATCCTATTGAAATTTATACCTTAAAATTACTTTACCTGATCCACCAGCTTTACTGAACTGTGCACCTGGATTACAAGCACCAGCACCGCCACCTCCACCAGTGTTTGCACCCCCCGCAGTTGTTGGAGAACCTGGAGCCCAAGCACCTCCTCGACCACCGCCGCCAGCACCACCACTATTAGTAGTAGCTGAACCTCCACCACCGCCTCCTCCAGCTAAAGTTTGAGAAGATCCAGTGATTTCTGAAGTAGCTCCAGCACCGCCATAAATGTTACAAGTAGTAGAAGGTTCAGGTTGTGGAATAGTAGCCCCGTCTTGTGTTGCTCCGCCTCCACCACCAGAATATTCATTACATTTTGGTGCTCTAGGGTAAGGACCTCGACAAGCAGCACCACCACGACAACCTTGAGCGGGAGATGTGGGTGGATTATTTCCTGGTGCAGGTCCTGTTCCAGGGTAGTAAGGAAACCTGTGAGCATTTCCGCCAGCAGAACCACCAACTCGACCAGGAGCACAGTTAAGATAAGCACCACCTCCACCGCCTCCTCCAGCCGAAGTAATAGTAGAAAAAATAGAAACACCTCCATCACATCCATCAACTTCCGTGGCACCTGCAGCACCACCTCCTCCAACAGTTATTGGATAAGAAGTAACAGTAACAGGTATTGCACCTCCAGGTGCGGATAAAGGACTACCAGTCCAGTCAGTACCTGGTGCTGGATTAGATTCTCTATAACCTCCCGCACCACCTCCTCCTGCTCCAGCAGAGTTTGCATTACCATTTACTTGATAAGGGCCACCGGCACCAGCACCACCAGCTACTACAACATAGTCGACAGCCTCAGATCCCGCAGGATTGCCAACAGCGTTGACAGTGAATGTCCCAGTTGCATTAAATACATGAACTTTGTAGTCACCAACTGTTGTTTCTGTTCCACCAGAAGCAACAATGTACGCAGGCAACTCTTTTCCCTGTAAGTTAGACATAGCTATTTGCCCAGTAGGAACTTCCGCTAATCCTCTTACAGCAGCATCATTTAAAGAAATTTGTGTGCCAGATGCTATTTCTAATTCAATATTAACTTCATCAAAACTAATTTGACCTGTAGGTAGAGGCATTAATTAAATTCCTTTCTTGAGGTCATTAACTTGATTTTGTAAATCCTTTACACATTCGATTAATAAAGCACATAAACGATCATATTTAACAGCTTTCACTCCGTTAGGTCTTGTGCCTACGACCTCTGGTAAAACTTTTTCAACATCTTGAGCAATTACACCCACATCTGTTTTACGAACAAAATAACCATCTTCTCCACCATTATTATTAATCCAATCTTGTTTCCAATCAAACAGAACACCATTTAACTGTTGTACTTTTTCCATTGGATTTTCAATATTATGAATATTTTCTTTGAGTGAGAAATCTGAAGAATAGAAAGCAGTAATATCATCAGTCGCTCTAATTTGACCTGCGGTAGTAGGAGCCGCTGTTCCAGCCCCAATAGAGTTAAACTGAGGATCTGCTGTTGTTCCTAATCTTGCTATATCTAATGTTCCTGTTGAAATAGTGGAAGCATTATTAAGAGTGACATTGGAAGATAATCTTGCATCATCTAAAGTACCCGCACTGATAGTGGAAGCATTATTAAGAGTTACATTGGCAGATAATCTTGCATCAGCAAGTGTGCCTTCAGTTAAAGCAGATGCGTTAACGGTGGTAAAGGCAGCTTCAGTAACATTATAGTTTGAAGCACCGTCGCAATATACCCAATGCCAACCACCTTGAGAAATAGCAGTTCCGTTTGCAGCGTGTCCTGTTGCTGCTATAGTTAAAGTTTGAGAACCTGAGGTATTGTTGTAAATAAGATAGTTGCTTTCAACAGCAGGTAAAAATACATGAATATCTCCTGTTAAAGCACCGTTTAAATCAATTACTTTATTTGAGGCTTCTGCGGTAGGATCAGCATTATTTGTTGTTAAAGTAACGTTTGCTGAACCAGCAACATCTTTTGACAAGAAACCACCTGAGAAAGCATCTAATGTTTCTAGGTTTGTATTAGTATTATTTCCCCATGTATTGGCGTTAGCCCCAGTTTCCATGAGTTCGAGTTTGAGTCTATCTGAATATGTACTTGCCATGTTTTAAACCTCTTTAAAATATATCTTTTTTAATAATTCAAGCAACATTTTTTTACGCTGCCACTTCAGTCCAAGTATTACTTGCACCTGTTACTACATTCGCCCATGGGGTTGATCTCATATTACCTAAAACCACGGACATTTCAACACCTGTTGTAGTTGCTAAAGCATTAGCTACTACAATTTCTGTTCCTTCTGAGAACTGCACCGCAACACCTGTTAGGGTATATCTACTTTCAATAGTTACGGTTCCTAAATTTGTTCCTATTTCATTTCCAGTAAGTATTGCCGCTGCTGGAGCAGTAGCTGTGCCCTCTGACAAACTCATTGATATTCCTGTGACTAGAACAATAGATTCTGCTTCAGCAATAACCGAGCCTATGGCAAAATCCATTTGATCGCCAGGAGCAGACGTGGTGATGTTACCGTCAGCTATAATTGTTGGATTTTGAAGTAATGTATTAACATTGAGTCCTGTAACACTAATAACTTGATCAGTGACTAGAGAAACAGTTCCTACTGTTGTTGCAACAGAATTACCTGTGACAGGTGCATCGACACCTGTGCCTGTTTGTGTGGCAACTGTACCAATATCAGTTGATATTGACTCACCAACAACATTGGCAAAAAATTCTATATTCTCATTCCAAGTAAATGATCCCCAAGTATTTCTTCCCCAACCTGCGTCAACGGTTGCAATAATTTCTTCGGTGCCATCAGCAAAGGTCATCTCGACGCCTGTTGGCTGAACACCATGACCTTCTTGAGCCTCCAGTGTTCCTGTTACTGTATTAGATTGGAC